ACAAGTCAACCATAGCTTTCTTAGTCATATCTGCAGCTGACCCTTGTATTAATCTATTTAAAGCTTTGTATGTAAAAGCTCTAGAATAATGTTTTTCAAAATGCTCACAATCAGGGTCTATGTATTTTCCATATTTTTTCATTTGATCTAGTCTGTAAGCATCCATAGCTTTTTCTTTAGTTGCATGTAATTCAACTTCAGTAAATCTATTTATCTTTGGATCCCATTCTTTATCTCTTGTCTCCCATTTATCAAAACGACAGAACCTATCGCCTAATGTAAATAGTAAACCATTTTGACTAGCAAACTTCGATAGTCTTTGTGATAAATCTCTAACAAAAGGCACCTGCGCATGATAATTTTGAAATAATTTTGTAGCTTTTTTTTCATCTAAGCTTAATTCTTTTTGTAATTTTATCTTACCCATGCCATAAAATAGCCCTAAATTAATAACTTTTGCTTGTTTTCTTGGTATTTTAGCCATGTCTGCAACAATTTGATGAAAGTCAGCATCATCTTTGTCAAATTCTTTTTTTAAATTATCAGTGCCAGGTAAATTAATTTTTAATGCATAGTGCACAACAATTCGTGGTTCCTGTTGTGAATAATCAAAGCTACCCCACTCACATCCAACTTCTGGTATAAATAACTCTCTCATTTTTTTACCTATAAAACCTTTAGATGGAATCTGTTGTAGATTAGGATTTGACATACTAAATCTACCAGTAACTGTGCCACCTTTCTCTGATCTAATTTGATTTATATCTGCATGTATTCTTTCGTTGTGAACAAAATCTAGTAATCCATCTACAAAAGTATTTTTAGCTTTGTCATATTCTCTGGCTTTTGCAACAAATCTTAAATATCTATTTTTGTGTGTCTTTAAAAAATCTTTTGGAAGTTGCGGCATCTCTGACTTAGGTGTTGTTTTGTAGTCAGTAATTTTTTGATTCTCTAATAATTTTTTTATAGATGCTGCCGCCCATATTTGAACATCAACACCTGTATCTTTTTTTATTATGTTAAGTAATTTATCTCTACGTCCCTCAAAGAATTTTCCTAACTGTTTAGCTTTTTGGACATCTATCCTAACTCCTTTAAATTTCATGTCAACTAGACAAGGAAATAATTTAGTTTCTAATTCAAAAATTTTTCTACAAGTTTTTTTACTATTGTCTTCTGGTTTAATATATAATACTTCGTCTAATTTTTTATTAAATAAATTCCATAATCTTAAAGTTAAACTAACATCTTGTTTTGCGTATTCTTTTACGACAGAAGCGGGTAGTTTGTGCATGTTAGTCATTGGGTCCTTGACTGTACCGCCTGACCACTTCAAAGTTTTTTCTTGTAAATCGTATTTGTATTTTTCATCTTGTAAATAATCTTTTGACAACGAGTCCAGGGTATATCTAAATCTATTTTCATCAATAATAGATGCAGCTATCATAGTGTCAACAATTCTACCTTTTATCATTTTGCCTGTTACAGCTCTTATCCAACAAACATCATACATTGCGTTATGAAATACTTTTGTAATTTTATCATTTTGAAAAATTTTCTCATTTAAAACTTCCCATACTTTCAATTGTTTATCTAATGACAGATCAGTATCTGCATGTCTTAATGGAAAATAGGTTGTGTCATTTATTGTAGCAATAGCTATGCCACATATAAAACCATCACCTCGTATTGCACCTAGCCCTTTTGATTTAAGATTAGGGTCATAAGTTTCTATATCAACAGCTACAGTATCAACTCCATTAAGATTTAAATCCTCTGGTGTCTTACACATTGTAATCTCTCTCTAATATCATTTCTAAATAGTGTATTGCTTTCTTAATATCCTCTTCCTTTCCTTTTACAGAATGTCTGCAAATGTATTTTATAGCATTCCCTTCTGCAAACAAGAGTTTATTTTCATTGATAAACTCTGCTGGCTGTATGCGAAAATTTTTATAGTGTTTTCCTCCTACCTGCTTTTCTAATGAGTCGTATGTTATACCTTTAAAATCGTCTTTGTGTGTCATGTTTTTCTCCTAATGTATATCTATCTTGTGATGCAATTGTCCAACAATCTATTCTACCCCTACTGTAAGCTACATACTTTAAACGTAGTTGAGTAAAATAATCCTCTGATCTAGTGCAAGTTAAATCAACAATCACATTATCGTAAGTTAAACCTTTTACTGTGTGAATGTTTGCATAGTGAACTCTTGTTTCTCCTTCAGTGTCCACTCCTTGTCTTATTAAATTATTTATGTATTTAATTTTTTCTACATCCGTTTTTGATTTTATTCTGGTGTGATAAAAGTCTTTAAAATCAACACTTTCTGGTTTTAAATAGTTTTTATTTATCAATTCAAAAATAGTATAGTCTTTGTTTATCCAGTTTTCAAATGTAGCTTCTCCCTTACCTTTTACTATTACCTTAGAGCCCATATAATGCCAAAACTCTTTTATTTGTTTTAAAGGCATTGGCACTCCCTGTGCAAAATCTGGCCAAAATTTATGACATCTTATTTCTTTTTTAGAGACATAAGGGTTAAGACCAACATGTGCAAATTCTAAACCATGATACAATAAAAAAGATCTAACCCATTTACCTGAAGGTGTGCCTCTGTAAGTAAATAAAAAAGTTTCTTTTGTATTTTTTATTTTATCTAACAAAATTTCCATAGCTGAACAGTTTGTGGTTAAACTTGGCAAATAATAACTGTTACCAATAATATCTTCAACAGGTTTCCATATACGACTATAACCGTAGTGATCCCATATTGGTTTTATTATTTCTTTACATAATTTATTTATTGTTTGTCCACATCTTAAACCCTGTTCTAATTGTTGAGCATCTTTAGAAAGTTCATGAAAATATTCTGCATCCGCTCCTGCAAATTCAAATATAGTTTG